CTAACGTACAAGGTTCCTTTACTCTGGAAGCAGGTGCTACAGAGTTCATATCTAAAGATATGGAAGACAGAATTTACGCCTCAGCCGCAACGGTTAAGGGTGTACCAATAAACACAAGAAGGTAAACATTATGAAAGAGGTAGACGGTAGGTATCTCTGGCTACAAGAGAGCGTCCTCAATGCTGCACAATTTACAGCAGCGATTGAAATAGTAGCAGGTAAAAGAGAACTAAGTAGGAAAGAGAAAGACATGAAAAATGTTGCTCTTGCCTTTATGTACCTCTATAATGTAGTTGAGGAGCAAGGACTCCTAAACGAAGTCGATTCATTTTTCACTAATGAGACGATTCACTAATGTTAGAGATTTCTAGAAAAGACATACTTTCTGAAAATTTAATGGAGTTTGATGATGCTCGCTTCATTAAGTTACCGATAAGTGGCTACATGGAGTTACTAGGTATTGAACCAAACAGTACTCAAGTAGCCATTATCAATTCAATCAATAATCCGAAGTATCGTTTTGTTACTGCTGCGGTATCTCGTAGGCAGGGAAAAACATACATTGCTAATGTAATAGGTCAACTTGTTACTTTAGTACCAGGCGCTAACGTTCTGTTAATGTCGCCTAACTACTCACTATCGCAAATATCATTCGATCTTCAAAGAACACTAATAAAACATTTTGAATTAGAGGTAATCAAAGACAATGCAAAAGACAAAGTTATTGAACTTTCGAACCATTCTACGATACGTATGGGATCGGTTAATCAAGTGGATTCGGTCGTTGGTCGGTCCTACGATCTTATCATCTTCGATGAGGCAGCTCTGGTTGATGGAAGAGATGCGTTCAATGTCGCGCTTAGGCCCACATTAGATAAAGAAAACTCAAAAGCTATCTTTATATCTACACCACGAGGTAGAAATAATTGGTTTGCAGAGTTTTGGCACAGAGGCTTTTCTGATGAGTTTCCTGAGTGGGCAAGTGTAAAAGCAACTTATCACGAAAATCCAAGAATTTCGGAAGAAGATATAAAC